ATGTTAGAGGGGATAATGATAAAATTCAATATTCTGTTAATGGTTCTGGTTTACAATCAGCATCTACTTACAATGGACAATGGGTGCATATAGTAGGAACTTATGATGGCTCAACACAGAAACTTTATATTAATGGTTCATTAGACCAATCTACAAGTACAAGCCAAACTATTTCTACAACCACTAATGCAATTATTGGGGCAAGGAGTTATACAAGTCAAACATCGCCATTCAAAGGGTTAATTAACGAAGTCGCAATCTGGGATGTGGCTCTTGATGCTGATGCAATAACTGCTCTCTATAATTCTGGCACACCATTAGATGCTACCGCAGATAGTGGCAACTACGCAAGCACAGATGGACTACAAGGCTACTGGCGTAATGATAATGTAACCACTTGGACAGATAGGGCGAATACTGGAGTGGCAACTTTTGATGGGAGTAATGATAAATTAACCGTATCCCATCATTCAAGTTTAGCCCCATCTGCGATTTCTATGTGTGGTTGGTTTAAACCAACCACCTTTGCCACCAATGCAGGTATTTTCAATAAAGATGCGGCTGGAGCAAACGATGGCGATTGGAACATAAGGTCACATAGTACAGGCAGTGGGAAGTTGGAACATTATGTTCAAGATGGTAGCAATACTGTAATAATTGTTTCTGATAGTGCTATCACTCTTGGGGCTTGGAGCCATTTTGTAATAACTTACGATGGCACGATGAAAATGTATATTAATGGTACATTACAATCTGATACAGATACTTCAACTTGTGACATTACTAATAATGGAAATAGTGCTCAAATGGGATGCCATTTAACGGGTAGTTTTTTTGATGGACAACTTGCTGGGTATCATATTTTTAATGTTGCCTTATCTGCATCTGAAGTAACTGAACTCTATGCCTTAGACAAACGGGCATCTATCTCTGGACACTCTAAATTCAGTAATTGTGTAGGCTCTTGGCTGATGGGTGCAGGAACAGGCGATACTACATCTACCATACAAGACCAGACATCCAGTAATAATGATGCTACTGTCACCAGTGCAACATTGGTAGGCTACAATGACGGCACAGTCGCAGGAACACCAGCAGATATACTTCTCCCAGAAGGCACTACAGCAGGCAGAGACACTCAAGGATTCTTGCTGACAGATACTACCAGTATCAGTAATGGCATCAGATTTGATGGTAGTGGTCAATATATTAAAATTGATGATGCAGATTTATTCCAATTTGGGGAGCGTGACTTTACTATTGAGTTATGGGCAAAGTTCTATGAGATTACTTCAACTCGGGGTTTCTTTACATACTGGAAGGATGCAAATAATCGTTATCAACTTTCTGATTATGGTACTATAGACTTCTTTGTTGATGTTGGTGGGACTGACGATACAGCCCAAGTTTCCAATACTCGAGATTTAGACTGGCATCATTATGCTGTTGTGAAAGAAGGTAGTACAGTGAAAATTTATATTGATGCTTCAGTTGTGGTAACCGAAGCAAGTTGGGCTTCAGCAGTTAATGATATTAGTATGGCTGGTGGTACTATGTATTTTGGAACTCGAACTGCTGATGGTTCTGATTTTTCTACTTATAATGCACATTCATTATTTGATGAGATGAGAATTTATCATAAAGCACTATCAGCAACAGAACTAACTACAAACTATAACAATGGCAAATCTGCCCACTCATAGGTAATAATATGCAAGGACAATACACACACTACATAATAATGCCGAACACAAACTCGGCTAAAGCAAACCGTATATCTACCAGATACGATTGGCAGACATTCACATACAAGGATGTGGAAAAGACTGGTACGAGAAAGGTGAACAAGTACGATTACTACCCCAGTGAAGATAACACAAAGGCTGAAATAAAGGCTTATATGGACGATGCTGGGATAGATTACGGTGCAGACGATACCAAGGCTGAATTGGTAGAAAAAGTGAATAGTGAACCCCATTCTACGCCACAGGTGGATGAAGAGTATACTTATACTGCTTCAGTAGTGGATGTAACCACTGACCATGAAGCAAAGATTAGTGATATGCTGGAAAGACACCCACTGTATTTTGCACCAAGGGAATCAGCAGACGGGAGTGAAATGTGTGTTAAATCAGACTGCACACTAGCAGAACTAAATGCTTTGCCGAGTGGGTTTACAGCATATACGAATGAAGAAGTGAAAGCATATATTGCTGGATCTAGTAAGTGGGAAGTAAGTGAATAATACAATTATAAGACTCCCTAATGGAGACTTTGAAGTAGTGTACAGCACTTCTTATAACATCCCAGTTAAATATGTTTATGTCAAAGAATGAAATGAGAGTGCTTGGTGTATATATTGGTTTTCTATGTTTTATCCTTTTTCTGGTATTGATTAGTGGCTGTGAATCTGGTTGGACTATTGCAGGATGGGAGGTGAAGTGAGTGAAAACAATGGTGCAAGAAGTTACAAGGGAGAAGTCATCGGGGATTCAATGGCTATCACGATCAACTTTAAATGGGCAATACAGATCTGCGTTCTTGTAGGTGCGTTGGTGTATGGCTACTGGCAAATTGAAACAAGGATTAGAGATCTTGAGGATCAAATCATTATTGCAGATGAAAGCATTGGGGATTTACTTGATAAACACATCGTGGACGAGAGGATTGAGAGAGAAGAGCTGGCAGAGAAAGTCTCCTTCTACGAAAAAGAATTTAATATTAACCCCTTATCCTGGGGAAAACGGAAGAAAAAATAATGACAGATATCGTTTCTCTTTACGAAAGTATAGGAATCTATGGATCGGTTGCTTGTATGTTCTTATTCCTTGTTTATTCAATGAACAAGAGAGCATCGGATCAGGCAGATGATTTAGAAAATCTCAAAATTGAAAATCAGGGTCAATCAAAACAAATTTCAGAAATATTAAAAGAAGTGGAAGAAGCAAAACAGATTACAGTTCGTCTTATAGATAGATTCAATAAATCAGACGAGATATCATCAAGACACCGGGAAGATGTGATGCGTGAGATTGGGGATTTGAGTGAGAAAATAGCATATCAATCTGGAAGAATTAATAGTAGTAAAAATGGATAGTTTAAAAGTAAGTGGAATCAGCACCGCAAATGCCGGGATGTTCTGGATGGATTTGATCCCCTGGGGTTTAATGGTGATCATGTTTGTTCTGAATATTATTTACTTAATGTACAAAATTAAAAGAATAAGGGGGTAATCAATGGAATGGCTATCAGCGAATTGGCAGAATGTATTATCTATTGCTACGAGTTTGGTTGGTGCGTTTGCTATACTTGCGACCATGACACCAAACCCAGAAGATGATAAGGTAGTGAGTCACTTATATAAATTGATCAACTTCCTTGGCGCAAACTTTGGCAAATCACAAAACAAGGAACCAGCATAATGAGTTATTTCAGTAAATGGGTAGATCGGAAACTTAAGAAGAAGGGTCTTACAGGGTGTGTTATGTATATCGTGAAGATTTACGTCAAAGCAACACCAAGCAAAACAGATGACGCTGCCTATGCTAAAATTGAAGCAGCAGTTCGTGAATTTGAGGGAGTCTAATATGAAAGCAATAACAACAATACTATTAATCAGTATTCTTAACGGATCGCCAATACAGACTGTCGAAACGGACAGTACAGTGGTGGTTAGTGCAGAAGAAGTAAAGAAAAAGAAAAAGAAGAAAGGAAAGAAACTTTCTGAAAAGGGCAAGAAGAAAAAGAAAGGCTTTTTCTCAAAAGTATTTGGTTCTAAGTAACCTTATAAATCAATAATCAACAGGATAGAATATGGCAAGTACAGTAACATCAGCAACCTTATCGGTCAAAATTAGTGAAACCATTACTTTGAATGGTGTTGCAAGAGATTCCAGCACCACTGCAAGTATTAGCAGTATCAGGGATATTAGCAACAGGATCATAGAAGTCACTAATGCCGAACATGGAACTCAACTCTTAAAGGTTGCTGCTACAGCAGCGGCAGTGGGAGCTGGGACTTACGATAAAACAGCAGTGAAGTATGTCAGGGTTACAAACCTTGATGATACTAATTTTATCATTCTACAGTTTACGGATGAATCTACCCATCATTGGGAAGTAAAAGTGGAAGCTGGGAAATCGTATGTTATTGGTGATACATCCAGTGTAGATGACCAGGCTGATATTGACAACTTTAGTGCATCAGCATTGACGTTGATAGCAGCTAAGGCTGATACAGCTCAGTGTGATGTTGAACTCTATATAGCAGCTACATAATTCATTTGCTGAATTAGACAGGTAACAATGCCTTTACAAAATGCACTTCAGGAGAAGTACGCAGATAAGGTAGTGGCAATGCGTCCATTTTCTATGAAAAATGAAGATGGTACTGTGTCCACTGTCAAGATGCAAAGTTTGGAAGTGGATGGTAGGCATTATGCTGTTCCTACAATATTCCCGCCTTCCAAACAATCAAGCGATCCAGATGATTGGTTAAAGTTAGATGGTATGAGTGCATTTAAAGAAGCTATGGAACGCGGGGAAGTCTTTGAGTTTCAATCTTCAGAAGAAGCCAATTCATTTGCAGAAGGTAGCTGGAAAACAAAATTGAACAAACCAAAGGGTAAACTATCGTCTATGGTTAACAGTTATTTGCAGCGTTGAATTAATCCGCATCTGTTTTGTAAGTTCAGTATAATGCGGAACTTATGGGCATACGGGTTATGTGTTTTAGGGTTGTGTGCGGCAATATACCTGGTATGGGAGAAGGGTACAATCATTGAACAGAGCGTTACGCGGAAAGAAACTGATAATTATGTTTATGTGGTTAAATACAAGGTAACACGGTATGAACTCAAGAAAACAGAAACAGATTCGCCACTTGATCGCCAGCATATTGAACAAGGTGGACTTATACAGCCAGGAAGCAGAAAATCTGATTTTTGGTACTGGCTTGATCGAAAGTAATTATGATTATTTAAGACAGTGGAATGGCGGTATAGCACGAAGCTGGTGGCAGATAGAGCCAGGAATGACTGGTGCATTAGATACTATTGACAATTATTTAAAATATAGACCGAAGTTAACGGAACAATGCGCGGAAGCAGCCAGAGTTCCTGTCCATGCGTTTGAGTCATTTATGGAAGAAGAACAGGTGTCAGAGCTATTAGAATACAATATCGCCTACGCCTGCATTATGTGTAGATTAAAGTATAGGCGAGTTCCTAAAAAACTTCCAAAAACAGTAGAAGGTATGGCAAATTACTGGAAAAAATGGTATAACACAGAGCTTGGCAAGGGTAAGCCAGCAGAGTTTATTGAAAAGTATGAAATGACACAAAAATGACACATTGAGTGTCAGTATCTAATATTTATTCTCGGAGGGGTGGCAGAGTCTGGCTGAACGCACTGGTCTTGAAAACCGATACTGCTCCAGTCGAGAAATCCTAATTCTTCTCTAAAAACACCCTTTCATTCATCATCATAAGTAGTGGTATGTTGTAGTAAATATGACACATTTATGACACATTATATATTATAGATAGCAGGTTTAAATTTTTCAACACTCTTATGAATATATCTCCAGGTAATATCATCAATTCTATGACCCATTAACGCAGTATCTGTATAAACCTGAAAATAGTTATATAAAATATTAATAGTGTTAGCATAATGTGATTTATTATCTTGCATTGTTACTTTTCTGTTACTTATATTTACTTATCGTATTTGACATAAATAACATAAAAAAACATACAGAGAATCAATGAAACAAGCAAGCAGGTATTTAACAACACAACAAGTCGCTAAGGAACTTGGAGTTCATGTCAAGACCATTAGGCTTTGGGCGAAGTCAGGAAAAATCAAGGAAATTGATCTTGGTTATAGAACAAAACGCTATGATATCCAAGATTTAATTATTCAATGAAATTAAAGACCCTACAGGTTAATGATCGTTTCTGCCTGTCCAACAGGTTAGACCCTGAACTGAGTCGCTGGGGAACGGTATTAGATATAGGTGTAGGCAGTGTTCGGGTTAAATGGGAGAGACATTTAGTTAACAATGAACACGGAGAACTGGTGGAAGAAAAGCCGTATATGACCACCATTTCCAGAAATACAGAGGTCTTAAAAGCACCATGAAAATAGTGGAATTATTACAAACTCCCATCCCTGTAGAGAGACATGATCTCCCTAACAATAGATGGTACACACCTTTAGAGTCATATTGGGAAGAGCATTTCCCAGATACACCTAAGATATATAAGCGTTCATCTACTACCATTGAAAATGCGATTGATAAAGGAATTGGTTTTTATAAATGGCTTGGCAATTCATCGAGCTATGATTCAGCAATGGAGTATGCCAATGAGCGTGCTTTGATTGGAACCATAGTCCATGATTACTGTGAACGACTGTTAAGGGGCATTAAACTGGATTTTAAAGAGCAAACCAAATGGCATAATAAAGAGACTGATGAACTGATACCTATTAATCGAGAGATCGTTAAATATATGTGTTCATTCGATCAGTTTTGCATAGATGTCCAGGTGAATGGCGAGTTTACCACTGAAGCATTGGAAATCTGTATGTTTGATTTAGCAACAGACAATGAGGGCAATCAAATCCATCCCTGGGCAGGAACAGCCGATTGGGTAGTGAAGATCATTAATAAGAAAGGTGTAGAAGAAAGATGGATGGTGGACTTTAAAACTGGCAATGCTTACAACACCCATCAACTCCAGTTAACAAGTTATAAAATTTTATGGGAATCATTATTCCCTGAGCATCCGATAGATGGTATTGCCTGCCTTTACCTGAAGTCTGGATGGCGGAAAAAAGCAAACTATACTTTCAAGAAGTACAAGTTTGATCCAAAGACATGGAACAAGGTCGTGGATGTCTCGGATTGGGCGAACAATTCTCCTGTGCCGTCCTTTCCACTAGATTTACCCACCACCTTCAGCTTAGTAGAAGAAGAAGATGCACAGGAGCAACTAAAGGAGTCAGAATAATGACTTATGACAACACTAATAAGGGTGCTTTGTTTAATGCGAAAGAAGTAAAGACCGACAAACACCCTGTAATGACTGGAAAACTCAATGTTGAAGGTAAAGATTGGCACATTGCAGGTTGGAAAGCTGAAAGTAAAAAGGGTGAAAAATACCTTTCTCTCAAGGTGAGTGAACCAAGAGAAAAACAGGACGATGGCTTACCTTTCTGAAGTAATCGTCACAGACTGCAAGGGGCGGGCGCATCCCCGTCCCAGGCAGTTCGATACTATGACCGCTGATGAGCAGTCACAACATTGCAGTAAGTATGCGGATATTCACTGCAAAGACTGTTCAGGTGATGGCGGTCATTACCATACTGATACATTCGATCATGGATATTATTCTACTACTGCGGACTCTTTTGAACCATGCGATTGTGTAATTAATAACCAAAACCTGAAGCAACTGTTATGATCCACATACAATGCCTACCTTCAACAAAGCTCTTTTACACGGCAGAAGAGTAGAGCAGCTTGTACTGGATCGGGTAAGAGAGTCTGATCCATTCGCCTTGCCCATTCCAGGCAAGTTCAAGCAATTCGATCTGTATTCTCCAATGACGAATACACGGATCGAAGTCAAATCCGACATTAAATCCCAAGAGACTAACAATTTTTTAATAGAAGTATATATGTACGGCAAGAAATCCGCGCTCTTATCTACTGAAGCGGATATTTGGGTATTCTATGATTCAGTCAATTTAGTGTGGGTTAACCCCAATAAAATAAAAGACTTAATTCTTGAGAACGGGTATCAGCAGCGACTGATAACTGGTAAGGGTGATAAAGCACCAAAAAGATGCTACCTGATACCCACTCGGGAGATTTATTCAGTCGCAACTAAAGTGGAGTCAGTCAATGTACAAGACCAAGGAAGAATTAAAAAAGCGAATCGTCAGGACTGAAAAAGAAATGATAGCAATGAAAGATGACTTCTTTAGGGAGAATGGTAAATGGTATTATGAAGGATACTGGTCAATGGCGCGAAAGCCACTTTTGAAAAAAAGATGATTATTACACCTAAAGATTTAGCCTACATACGGCAGGGATTAACCAAGCTGATGATCAACAAAAAAGTGCAAAAAGAAAGAAAGCAGATCAAAGCCATAGAAATGCTTTTGGAGCGATTAGATCAAATGGAAAGAGAATTTTACAATAATGCCCCACAATAAACCTTCAAATAACCCTGTGAGCAGAACACATAAGCAAGCAGGAATGAAGTGATGCAGTTTTTCACTGGACTTCTAAGTCATTAAGTGATGAGAAATGACCAGGTACTTCGGGTTGGTGCTGGGAGTGTCTGGAGTGGGGCAAAGTTTAAATAAGGAGTGAGTATGAACATGGGAATAGTAATCGTAGCAGTGATATTTATTATATCTTTAGTGATCCTGGTAATTCAGGATGAAGGGGGGCTATAAATATGAATTATTGGCTTCAATCATTGCAAGAAAACGCCTTTGATGTGTTTATAGTGACAATCGTTATTATTTCGATTATAGCATATCATTATCTGCAAAGGTGGTTCTTGAATAAAAAATTCAAAGAACTGAAATCTCTCCTTTTAGAAATATTTGATGAGATGGAACGATGATTATGTTCGATATCGCGGAATGGATAGCCAATGTACTGATATTGGGTATTGGAGTGTTCTTTTGGGTGCTTGCCATCGGTTTATTTCTTTTGATGGTTGTGAGTGTGACCGATAAGGTGACGGGTAAAGTATGAGCCGATGGCAGATTTATACTGATAGAAAGACACTGCCCATGATGTGCGGTATTTATGTGATGTATAGGGATGGTCAGGTGATCTATGTTGGTGTGAGTAAGGATGTAAGAAAACGCTTCACCAAACATTCGATTACAGATTGGGAGTATGTAAAGGTTAAACCCGCAACATCATTTGGAGCAGCGCATGACCTGGAAGAGAAGTTGATCAAAAAACTGCATCCAACACTGAATAGCCAGGGCAGTAGCCGTTCAATGCTTTCTTCAAGGCACAGGGTTACGATTGCTGATGGGACTTTCTTCAAGTTCAGGGCATTTTGTGTGGAACGAAACCTGAAGATGAAAGATATGCTGAATGAAATAATAGTACAATTCTTAAAAGGAGTACATGATGCCGAGCGCGAGCAAAAGGAAGGGAAACAATTTCGAGCTTGAAATAGTCAAGGAACTTCAGGCTAACGGGTTTGAATCTGAAAGAGCCTGGGGATCGGATGGAAGGAGTTTTGGTAATAACTATGCAAGCGATGTTGATGTAAGAGCCGTAAAAGATGGCAAGGAATACCGCATCCAGGCTAAGAGAAGAAAATCATCACCACAATGGCTGCATTTTGGAACCTGCGACCTGGTGGTATTCAGGGCTGACAGGGAAGATACAATAGTTTTTATGAAGTTAAAGGATTGGTTAAATGAGAGATGAAATAGCAGAGCATAATCCTGATGCGATCATTTATGAGCCTAAAGCATTAGATCAGGCGATCATAGGTATGAGCCATTGCAGTAAGGTGGTGTATTCCTACTCAAAACTGGTGGAAGTCTTTATGGAGATGAACGATTGGGACGATGAAACAGCGGTTGATTGGGTGCAGTACAATATCACTGGCGGGTATTTAGGTGAATATACCCCGATTATAGTCTATGATTTATTATACGATTAACATTGAAATAGAAGAAAAACTTTCTCCATCGGATTTATTGAAAGAGATGCGAGATGGAGCAACCCATTGGGGTAGGTGTATTGGTAAACACCCAAAGAAAAGAGAAAAGATACAGAAATTTGGCAATAACTATTATATGAAGGTAGGCTATGCAAGTTGATACATTTTTCAAATTAAGCGATGAGTTTTTACAGGAATGTAAGGATATACAAATAGAGAAAGGTCGTGAATACACAATAGACGATGGCACTGGAAAGGCGGATAAGTTCGCTAATTTCCGATCAATAGGCGCACGATTGAATCTTGATCCTAAGATGGTGCTGTTGGTATATATGCTAAAGCACATGGATTCACTTAGAACCTATGTATTATACGGCAAAGAAGGTTCAGAACCCATTAAAGGTCGCTGTCAGGATTTAGTGAATTATGCGGTGATGCTATGGGCTATGGATCACGAAGAGAAAGCATTTGCGGAATTAGTGGAAGATGCCTGATTTCCAATACTTCTACGAGTTTGAAGTCCCAGTAGAAAGGGTTAAGTATAATGGCGCACAAGGTAAGGGCAGATGTCCACTTGGCACACATGATGATAAGAAACCATCATTTTCATTTAGTATTGATACAGGTCAATGCAAGTGTTTTTCATGCGGTTGGAAAGGCAATGCCTATTTACTGGCAAAGCATCTAAATCTAAATAATCCAGAAAAGATGATAAATGGTGAGCCTTTACAAAAAAACGCCCATATACCACCCAAAAAACGCGAAATAAAGGCTAATCTGGGTGATATTGCACAGGAATATATAGAAAGAGTCCCTTTAGAGCATATTAATTCACTTCCCAAGCTGAAGCACATGAAGGTAGGATATACGGAAGAGGGGTTAAAGGTATTCAATTATTTAGATAAAGATGGCAATGTAACTGGCATTAAGATACATAAATCCTATTGGGTTGACGGGGATAAGTCCTGTCAGATATATGGCTTGAATCTGTTAGCTAAGTATAGCAGGAGTAAGCCTTTAATGATCTGCGAAGGCGAGACTGATATGCTTGTTTGCCCAAGCAACTCTATATCTTTCAGCGCAGGGGCTGGATCTATACCTGAAGATATTTCACCAATATTAGAGTTTAAACAAATCTATATAGCATACGATAATGACTCGCCAGGTAGGGAAGGCGCGGAGAGACTGGCGCAACACATTAAGACTAAGAGCAGGGGTATACGGGTATATATCTGCCAGTGGAGTGAATACCTGGATGAAGGCTACGATATCAGGGATGAGTTTGCAAAGTTTAAGGCAGACAGCAACTATACCTATAATGAGTTAATGGACTCAATGACCAATGCGGTAGAATATAAGCTGCCAATCAGGGGCTATGATGTGGTAGATACGGATGATTTAACGCAAGCGTACAACACTCCGCCTGATCCTATTGTGCAGTATCTCCTTTATGAAGGCGGGGTGTCGCTTGTAGCAGGCACAGATGGGGTAGGCAAGACATGGTTTGTACTGCAAATGGCGTATGCTATTGCAAGCGGGACTGATTTTTTAGGCTTTATTGTTAATAAGAAGGATGTACTCCTGATCCAGTTTGAACTATCGAAGGAGCAACTCTCAAGCAGAGTTAAGGCAGTCAAACAGAATTACCCTACAGATACTAAGGTACAGATCGCATTATTCAATGACAATGACATGATGTTTACGGATCAATGGAATAAGATTAAGGATACGATTGAAGATATAGGATTAAGAGATGGGGTGGTGATCGTGGATAACATCTATACAAGCACCAACCAGGACTTATCCGATAACAATGCCTTGCAGCAAATCCTGTCTATGATCCAGTTGATCAAGAGTACGACAGGCAACTCTATTGTACTGGTGGGGCATCATAATAAGAGTACCAACCATGATGAAGAGCCAATACTTACCAAAGGTCTAATTCATGGGGGGAAACACTTAACCAATTATGTGCATAATGTATTTCAGATAGGTGAATCTACCCTGGGAACAGACCTAAGACGGGGGAAGATCACTAAGGTCAGGGATGAGCATTGTGAATTGAATAATGAAGCGTTTAAGCTGAATTTTGATAGAGATAAGGTATTATTTGAAAGGGGTGCGGTGATTGTAAATGAAAAACTGCATTGCATGGACGCAAAGAAAAGATGGGAGATGGAACTGATCCTGAACTTCTTTAGCTATACTAATGGTAAGGATTTTGATAAAGAAAGGATTTGGAAATTTGTACAAGCGGATCAGGGTTGGATGCCTACCAAATCCAACTATGATTCAAAGTTGAGCAGGTACTTGAATCTTATGGTAAAATGGGGTTTTATAATCAAAGAAAAGCGCAACCATTATACCTTTAACCACATTGAATTAAGACAATTTGAGCATGAAAATGCCTAAAAACCCCGTGTATGTATTTAATGCAGTTATGTAGTTAAGGGTAAAAATGGGATATTTTTTCACGACGAGTAACTACATAACAGCACTCTATATTGAACGGGGTTGTTAACCAATGAAAATAAGTGGATTATTATTATGTGGTAAATGTGGAGTTTATGAATTTATGAGATGGCATACGCAAAGACCAAATAAGAAAGTATTTCTTGAAATTCACTATTGGAGCAATATTCCTTCCTATAAATTAAAGCGCGAATTATGTCCCCGCTGCAACCCTGGTGAACCCTTTTACCAGGTTAATGAACATTGGGGTTAGCACTCTTCCAATAATCTTATCAATATAGGTTTTTCATCAAACACAACATTTACACATTCAATACGATGTCCTTTATCAGGGTATTTTTCTTGTATTTTATGTAAATCACTCAGCATCGTTTCTAAATCATTGTATTGTTTGGCGTTCCAGGGATGGACTACTGTATCAATCCCAACGTTAGTTTTAGTTTTTAGATGGTGATATCTAAATTGATCAAAATATCTATGATATTTGTCATCTAAGATTCTTATTACATTGTATCTATCCATTTCATAACTCCTTTTTATTAACTATTATCTTCATGCCCACCATGTATGTTTAAAGCAGAGATAATTTCTTGTTTTGTTCTTGGTGTCTTAAAAGATTCTAATTCTGCTTCATAATAAACATCTTCATCCCAACAATTATTGGGATCGCCTTTCTCAAGCCTGTTGTTGTGGGCTTTGTAGAATTGTAGTGCATCTTTCTTAGTTCTGAAATATGAATATCCCCAACTCTCACCATTGGCAATTACATGAACTTTGTATATCATAGCTTTAACTCCGAATCAAAATCCTTGTTATTCCATAGTCTGCCATTATAACTAAAATAACCAATAACATTATTGTTGTTATCTGTTACCTTAATGTGGGGAACATTCCCACCACCTAATCCGTTCCGATCTCTCCAATTAATAAATTTATCTCGCATATCTGCAAGTGTATTACCCGACTCTATAATTGGCTTATTATCTGTTGGATACTCCCAATACCCTGCTATGTCAGGATTAGGATGGTGTTTTAGTGTCATTTTATACTTCATTATTTAATTTCCTTTAGATGTAGGTTTGTATTGATGCAGATGCAATTACCACAATAGAGTTTTCAACTTCCAGGGTGGCAAGAATTGGATCAACATGAGCATAATAACTACTGCTCTGTTTCAGTTTTTCCATCAGGAAATTCCAGTTCTCTTCCAACTGCTCAATAGTTTCAACTTTTTGATTTGGCAGTATCGAGTCCCAATATTCAATATCATTATCAAAGCCACTGTCCTGTGCAGCTTGTGATACATAGTCTAAACCATTATTGCCATTTAAATCTTCATCATTCAAACCTGATAAATCAAAATGTTCAAATGGTTCACCTTTTTTTACTACTTGTTTTAACTGAATTAAAGAACTGTCGTATTGTGCCATTATTTATTCTCCTTATTTAAAACTTGTTGGACGTATTCATGCATGATCGTTCCAAGATGTATTTCCTTCCATACATCCTTATCGCATTGAAAGTATCGGCAAGTATCACACCTTTGTACCTGTGGCTTATTGTCTTTGTCTGTTGACCAAAACCAACCCTGGCTATTGCAGTCGTAACACTCTTCTTCATAGGGTGAACAATGCTCTCCACAACTACTGCAAATATCATGGTATTCAACCAAAGCACTGCAACAGTCACTTATCATCAGTCAACCTGAAAAGCTGCCTATTCAACATAATGGCAGTTTCCCGCCACCTGTCAGTATTGATTCTTTCTCGGTTAATTTCAGATCTGCTTTGGAAAATAGTAATAATCATTACTATTATTAAAAATGCGATTAGGTTTAACATGGTTTAGTCTCCTTTATTTTGTCAGTTTCATGGCTTTGTTATACAAGTCTCCAACAATTCCACATTGAATTAGTCTTTGACTATGTAGGTACTCTGCTTGATCTGTGCTTATTTCACCATCCTGGTAATAGTTCTCAGGTGCATGGTCAGGGATTAATATAGTCTCTATCTGCTCTCTGTTTAATTGGGTGTAATCAATACCAATTTCTGCAAATAATTGCCTTTCGTAATCTCCTAAATATTCCATATTATACATTGCTTATTTCTCCGTAACTATCAAGCATAACACCTATTTCATCAGCGATTTTTACTTCTATTAAGTGCATTTTATCATCCCATTTATTAGACTCTGTTTCTTGGTCAATTTCTGCATACCAACGGGCTTTCTCTGAATACTCCCTGTGCTTTTGAAGTAAGTCAATTAATTGATCTCTGTGCATTATTCAGTCTCCTTTTAGTGGTGTGGGGCAAAATTCATTCTCTATTGAATCCAGTACATCTGAATATTCTTGATCTGTCATATTATCAGAATTAGGTTCCAATAACTCCACTAAAAAGTGATGAAAACCATCTTCTGCTAAATAATAATCACCTGAGTCTTTGTTAATCCCCACATGGTTATAAAAAAGGTGTATTAATTTTGTTACTTGTTCTCTATTTAACATTATTCAGTCTCCTAATAAATCACCTTCAGTTACAAAATCGGGATAGTCACCATGCTCACCAGTAAATCCACATTTAGAACATTCAATAAGTTCATTTTCAAAATCTACAATATGAACTAAGCCACAGTCTCCACAAGTAACAATATTCAAATCATTTGCTTGTATCTGTTTCAGCCGATCCAAAGTCTCTTTAGCGTGGGTTGTGGTTTTTGATTCAAACTCTGCATTAATACCATCTGCATTATTAAAAGCGTATGTGATGATATAAACCATTATTTCATCATAATCCCATTCTTCAGGGAATTGGATCTTATCACATAGATCGTTAAATGCTTGAGTTATAGTATTCATTTTTCATTCTCCTTTTAGTTAATTCTCCTATTCAGGCGGGCGGGGTTTTGGTCAAAGCTGCCCCGCCCTTAGGAGAAAATTGTTTATCTATTGTAAATCTCTTCAAAATCTTTTGCTGTGAACTCTGTACTATTAATTTCATATTTCATAAAACTCAATGCTCGGATCATATCTTTGTGAGTAGCGAATATTTGAGCAAACCGATCTATGGCATTGGGGTCAAAGCGTTTGTTTTTTCTGTAATATTGAACAATAATTTTTTTTAATTTCAATATTTCCTGAAATAATGGTTCTTGTATTTTTTTTATTTCTTCGTAAATCATGGTTTTATTCTCCTTTGTGTAATAGCCTTTTTAACATCATCATTTAAATCGTCAAATTGTACTATTTTACCAAGATGCTTTCCTTTCTCAATTTCTGTATCATCCCCACAATATTGATTAAACCCTAATGGAGAAAATGGTTTTTCACTCATTCCAAATACTGCATCATTAATAAAAATGGTGTATCTATCGAAATAGTCTTTATTATCATAAATAATTACATTATGCATTTTATTATTCCCCTTTTAATGGTGTCGCAAAATCCACACTTAAAATTGTTGTTAGGTTTTTATTATCATCACCTGTAAACGCATCGCAAGAAATTCCACGATTTAATAGATGTTTGATAGCTTGTTTGGTAATATGTCCTATATGGTAATCATAGGACAAAACAACGCTTTTTTGGTGTCTTGTGTCGGTTATCTTTACCCGTGATCCCCTGTGATTAGTTGGTGATAAATACTTTACGACAAACCCTCGCAAATGGTTTAATTTGACGGGTTTTTTGATTGTTGGTATTCTGTATTCATAGTTAGTATGATTCATTGTGTTTTCTCCTGTTTTGTAGGGGTTTCTTGGTTAATTAAAAAATGTTTCCATTCTGCTATGGTTTTAAATACTTTGTAATTGAATTGCCGTGCATAATCGTCACGACTATGAAACATAAAGCCCTTGTCGTTATTGCCAGTTGCTATGCTATCGAGAGCTAAAATCGTGCCGATAATCGCCCTACCTTCGAACACTTTTACGCTTATGTATCCACGGGTTTCGCCTGTTTTAAATTTTTTCATTGTTATTTCTCCTTTGAAGGGGTGTTATTGATTAATTAAGCCATCTGAATAATCCATAAAATTTGAATTATCATCTTTCCAATATTTTTTTGCTAATTGATAATTACAACCATTACATTGGATATAATGAGCAAACCCATCATTAGAATGATCTTGGCTATAGACATCCCAGTTGGAATGGGGTTTGGTTCCCATGTATTTACCATATTGATCCACTAATGGGAATTTGCAAGTACAACCTGAATTGTGGGTGGTTACATCCATTGCTACTTTACCTAATCTCATTTTGTTTTCTCCTTTGAAGGGGCGGAGTATTTCCCGCCCTAACTTTTCCTATTAAAAAAGGGTTATTCGCTTTCCGTGTATTGTTTCCAGTCTCTATAGCCTGTTCTTGCATATAGAATAGAATTAAAAGATTCTTTATTCCATCCGTTGATATGCGTCACAAGTAATATTTCATCTTGTGTGGCGATTCCATACTCTACGAAATTGTCATATAAGTCTGATAAACTCATTTTCTTTTCTCCTGCTAACTGTTTCATATTTGCCCCTTGCGGGCTGTATAATCTTACAAACGAAAAGTAACGATTCCAAACGATAAGTAACGAAAGATAATAACATAATAAAAGTGGCGGCTCTTATTTGTATTGTATTTATCTGTTATTATTGAAGTTACGGCACACTAATAAATGTGGCGGAGCATAAATACAGGGAGCAAACGGCAAGCCAAAGACGAGCGACCCACCCACCCCCCCCCATGCACGCTCGAGCGTATGGACAGGGGGTGTATTATGTATCCCAGGTATATTTTATGACCAAAAAGGATTTTTTTATCGTACTCAGAGTATACCAAGTACGATACTCTATCTATCATAATATCAACACTTATTTTTTTACCGTACTCAATGCAACATTGAATCTATTGGAACTCTAACTGTATGTTATCGTTGTATTTATATGCCAAGAAAAACCAAGACCGATGTTATCAAGCAGGCTACGAAAAGCGAACAGGACAATCCTTACTTAAAGGAATTTCTTGCAGAATATGAAGAAGAGACTGGCTTAAAGACTCGGTTTACTCAAAAAAAGAACAAGTTCTTGACATATCTGGTAGCAAATAACGGGTTTATAACTCCTGCTGCCAAGGAGATGGGTTACTTCCCAGCATCAGTAAGATTCGCGATGAAATGCGACCCTGCATTTATGCAGGCGATACAAACAATACAAGATGGATTTATGACTGAACGCTTGGATGCACTTGAAAAGCTCTCTTACACCCAGGCAAATAAGCCAGGTAATGTTACAGAGCGTATTTTCCAGTTAAAGGCGCATAATCCCGCCAAATACCGTGATCGGGTTGGTCAACAGAACACTCAGGTGAATGTAATGGTGTCTGGAACGTCACCAAAGGATAGGGCAGCGGTATTAAAAAAGATGAAGATAAGCTGACGCGTATTGAACGGGAAGCGATTAAAAGCAATGTATATATGACTCCCAGGGACATATATTCAATGTTTTTGCGTACATCTTTCGGGTTAACCCCGCCTATGGCGGAAGAAGCCACTACATTTGCGTTAGAGTTATTTGAATTGGATAAGAACGGTAAACTCCCGTTAGATTGGGAATTATGGTATAAGAGTCAGGCTTAGTGGACGTAAATATATCGTACAGGGATGGTGAAGGCAATATTACTGCCCCTTTAGATCACCAGGAAGAGTATCATTTGTTTACTGGCTGGTCTAAGCATCAGGTAATGGCTGGCTCTTTGGGTACTGGCAAGACAGAAGCCATGTGCATGGAAGCGATCCATCAGAGTGCTGGATTTCAGGGTAATCTTGGGTTAATGGGTAGAAAGGTACTGGACTCGTTCAAGAAGTCAACTCTGATTCAGTTGCTCGATCTTGGTCAGGGCTTTATTCAGAAGCACCGCGCCCAAGACCGAGAGATTATCTTTAAGAACAGGTCTAAGATTGTTTATATGGCGTTGGATGACTCCAGGGACTCGATACAAAGGATAAAGTCAATGAATTTGGGTTGGTTTGCGTTTGATCAGTTGGAAGAAGTCACTGAGCAGACATTTATTGCAGCTTCTGGTCAGATGCGTAGGAAAAACGCTATGAGATGCAGTTTTCACACTTGCAACCCAGCGGGTCACGATTGGGTTTGGAAGCGGTGGAAAAGGGATAAGGTAAAGCAGAATAAGACTAAAGGCGATTACAGGCTTATAGAGACTATGACCTGGCAGCCTGGTTTTGATCCGCCTGAAACAGATGCAGAAGTTCAGCTTCATTCGGACAATCCGCATTTGCCAGCAGATTATGTAAGACATCTCTTGTCTATGCCTGAACAGTGGGTAAACCGCTATGTTTATTGCAGTTGGGATGATTTTGCGGGTTTAGTATACCCAGAGTTCAAGGAAGAAACGCACATGATAAAGCCGTTTGATATTCCAGATTGGTGGAATCATTATGTGGTTTATGATTACGGGTATAGAAACCCGAGTTCCATTTTATTTGCCGCAGCAGATGATGAAGGCACTATTTATGCCTATGATTTGATTTATGAGAACGAGCATACCATAGAGATGCTGGTTCCAAAGGTTGAAAGGCTGCTCAAACGCGGGGTGAACTACACTTTCTTGGCTGATCCGTCTATTGTCAGAACTGAAAGGGATGGCAACAGTGTGGCGGATGAGTGGTATGAATACGGAATTGAATGGGAAAAAGCAAAGAATGATAAGCGAGCTGGCTTTGAAAGGGTATCTGCGTACTTAAAGTTGGATAGCAATATGCGCTCTAAGTTGTTATTTTTTAACAAATTAAATATGAAACCTTTAGTTGAAGAGATCGTTGATTATAAGTGGAAGGAACTGAAGCACGGCTTTGAAACCAGAAATCTGCCAGAAGAACCTATTAAGAAAAATGATCACGCAATGGACTGTTTGCGCTATTTAGTACATTATGTTGAAGATAGCGATTCTCCTGTGGAAAAGAGTGATGATTATGGGTTGTGGGGCTTATTGAAGCCTAAACGGAACAGTTGGATGAGCGCATGAATATAAAAGAGCTTCACGAAGTTTTTGACTCAATGGTAATGAATGACTCTGACTGGTTTAAAGCTGCGGAAGAGTCAATGCGCTTTTATACAGGTAGTTTTGGTACAGGTCATTGGGACGAGCAGGATTTGCAAAAACTTCGTACTGAAGGCAGACCGCCCTTGCAGTTAAATATAATCTTACCGAAGGTGAACCTGGTCACAGGTGCAGAAAGGCAGGGGCGGTCATCTTGGAAGGCAAGACCTGTGGAGTCTGATGATGAGAACGAAGCTATGCTTGCCACTGCTCTTTTATTTCAGTTAGACCGTAACAGAAAGCTACAGAATTTATTTAGTCGTGTATTTAAGGATGGTGTCATTACTGGCAGGGGTTGGGTGGATGTATGCGTAGAGCCGAGCAGGTTTTACGATGGAGATGTAATTATCAAGCGAGAATCATGGGCGAATGTCCATATTGATCCAGAAGCAAAGACTCAGGATACAAAGGACTGGAATTATTTAGCAAGGAGCAAGTATTTAACGCTTAACCAGTTAAAGAAGATGTTTCCTGAATCTGCAAAAGAAGTTACTTCGGTCAACGATTTGATCCAGTTCCCCGAAGGGATTGATAAGGAGATTGGTTCTTATTATAGAAATGCGGAAGAAATAAGCCCCGCGCATCATTTAGATGAAGTCCATAAGAAAGTGCGCGTTATTGAAATGTGGCATCGGGATTATGAAAGGGAGCATTATATCATTAATAAAGCTACTGGTCGCATATCTCCTACTGGATTTAAGAGTAAGAACGCTGCTGGTAAGCAGATTACGGAGCTGAAAGCTATTGAAGAATCTGCTCAAGCTCCTATGCGTACAGATTTTGGTGTAATCAGCCGTGTAGTGCCTAAAACGTATCTGACTATTACTGCTGGGATGCACATTTTACAGGAAAAGAAAGAAAATCCATATCTGCACAACCAGTTTCCATTAGTTCCGTATTTTTATCATTTTGAAGATATGGGCGATACGGTAGAGACTTTTGGGCTGGTGGAGAATATGAAAGACCCCCAGCGTGAGAAAGATAAAAGACGATCTCAGATGCTGGATATTATTAACCGTTCTCCGCGCGGTGGTGGTGTCTTTTCTGGAAATAAGGTATCTCAGGAAGAGATGAATGAAGCGTCAACGAGTGGACGATGGATAGGCATACCAGGATATAAGGGACGGGTTACAGATTTTATGCAGCAGTGGAGTAATTCGCATTTATCATTGGTAGGTAGTATTGCTGCTATGGAGCAGAAGGCAGAGTTTGATGCAAAAGAGATCAGCGGTGCTACTGATCCAATGATGGGTATCGCCACATCAACAAAAGAAAGCGGTATTGCAGCACAGACTCGTATCCGCCAGGGGATGCTCACACTTCAGGAACAGATGGAGAACCTTGACATAACAAAATCTGCGGTACTGATGCAGGCAATGCAGAATATGCAGCAGTTTTATACACCGCATAAAATTAAAAGAATTATTGGTGCTGAAACCGAAAAGGCAGAATCACCAGAAGAAGCAATGGTTATTGAAGAGACAATCCAACGCTTCTTGACCAACTTTGAAAAATTTGAATTTGATATTGTTCTTGATAAGGGCGAGAACTCACCAACGATGAAAGCTGCCAAAGCGCAGCAGGTGGGCGAACTTGTCAGGAATGGATTTGCAAGTCTCTTCCCGCTTTATGTGGAACTATCCGATATGGAAGCTGGACGCGAGATACTTGAAAAATTTGAACAAGAACGATCCGCACAGATGCAAGCGCAGCAAATGCAGACCATGAGTAATGGTGGGCAAGCGGGAAAATCGTAATCAAAACCCCCTAAATAAAGGACAAGGTACTATGGAAGAACAAGCAAGTTACATTGACGAAGCTAAGGAGCTGGAAGGTGTCGCAGCCGATGAAGCTACCCCTGAGTCTGATGTAAGTGAGCAAACAGCAGAGACACCTGTAGAAGAAACGCAAGCTTTTAAGGTTGGAGACAAGGACTTTAATTCTGTCGAAGATCTGATCGAATATGCGTCTAATACGGACAAGTCTTATAAGAATCTTCAGGAACTCAACGGACGGCAGACCAACGAACTTGGTGACCTGCGTAAGTCCCTTGAAGAAATCAGGGAAAACACTGCTCCGAAAGCAGCAGAGACAGAACTGCCAGAATATGATCCTTATGATCTGAACACAGTCTTACCACACATCTCTAAACAAATAGAAGAGAAATTCGCCACAGAGCGAAAAGTACAAGATAGAGAGATCACTGAGAAAAGAATGAAGGATGCTCAACAGGATATGATTGACAGTTTTATCAAAAAACACTCTGATATGAACAATGAAGAACTTACCGCTGTTGCAAAGTTCGGAGATGAGCGTGGGATCGCACTCATTGATGATGCGTACACGCTTATGACTATAGAGCAGGAGAAGTCTAAGGCTAAGACGGAAGGTGTCAAGCAGGTAACGGATAAGCTCACCCAGGCGGATGGAGTGCCAACAACACTCTCAAATGCCACTGGTGGGAATAAGACCGCTATTGATTTTGATGCTATTTCACAGGATGACTGGAATAAGTTGCCCGATGATGTCCGTGCAAAGGCTTTGGAACAGACTGCTGCTGGTTAACTAATAATTAATAGAAGGAGGATAAGATGGCAACAGTCTCTTATTCGGACAGTTATTTAAAATCGAAAGGGCAACTTGACGTTCCCCAGGGTTTTTTATGCGCTGTCTATGATTCAGCTTCAACTGGTGATGGGAATCTTGGTAGTGGCGATATTTGGGAAGCTCTCAGTATCCCTGCTGGTGCAGTAGTTACCGAAGTTGGCTTGTCAGTAATGACAGCCGAAGGTGGTGCTGCTACGGTTGACGTAGGAACCACAGGTGGTACAGCAGACGGTTTCTTGGATGGTGCAGACATTAATGTTACCGCTGGGATAACCTATAATAGCCTAAATGCAGCTACAGGTGCAGATACGTTCTCTGGAGGATATTACTTTTCTTCCGCAGATACCATTGATGTGAAGACAACCGCTGCTTGTGATGCAGCTAAGATCATGGTTTGGTGTCGTTACTTCGACAGCAAAGCAGGTTAAGGAGGTATGAACTATGGCACATGAATGGGCATCAGGATTAAATGTATCACGATGGGCTAAACAGCTTGCTTATGAAGTAGGCAAGGAGATTTATTTCTCCAAGTTTATGGGTGATTCTTTTAACTCCATGATCGTTGAAAAAGAGATGGAAGAAGGCAAAGGTGCAGATGTTACCTTTGGGATGGTTGGACTAACAGGCACTGCTGTAACAGGCGATACTTCACTGGAAGGCAATGAAGATGGTCTGTCAAGTTATGCGCTGACTGTCACAACAAGCCAACGCAGGTTTGGTGTGACAAATGCAGGGCGTTTCGATGACAGTAAAGTTCTTTATGGTTTCCGTAAAGAAGCTCTGGCACAGCTTAAGCGGGTTTACGCTGAGGATATTGATTCTCAGATTTTCTCTGCGCTGACAAGCACAGGAAGCAGCAGCTCTTATTTAAGAGCAGATGCTTCTGCGTCAGTGTACGCTGCTACTGATCCAAAATCAAATCTTGCAGATAATGATGATATCACTTTGGCTGATATCTCTAAACTCAAGAGAATGGCTCAACTGGGTAAAACTAATAGCTGGAAAATGAAGCCGCTGAAGGTTGACGGTAAGGAATATTATGTTCTTATTGTTCATCCAGAGGTTGCATACGATTTGTTTAACATTTCTGGTTGGCAGACTATTCAGCAGAACGCTAATAATCGTGGAAGTGAAAATCCACTGTTCACAGGCGCATTAGGCGTTTATGACGGTGTGGTGATTCACGAACATGAAGGCATCAGTCAGTTTACTGATGGCGGTGGTGCTGCTGTTGTAGGTGCGCGTAACCTGTTTATGGGTGCGGGTGCAGCCTGTATGGGTAAAATCGGTGGTATGAGCTGGGTTGAAAAATCATTTGATTATGGTAATAAGCTCGGTGTTGCTGGCGGTAAGATATACGGTGTAGCTCGTACTGCTTTTAATAGCAAGGACTATGGCGTTATCCAATACGTTACATCACATACTGATCTCTAATCAGTAACTAAATAAGGGGCGGGGAAACTCGCCCCTTAGTTCAGACTATGCAATTAAGTGCTATAAAAGACGAAATAAGGAATATTACAGGTGTAGATGATACATCTGTAGTATCTAATGATGTATTAATTGACCTGATTAACAAAGGGCAGACTTTTTTAGCGGATGAAGCAAACCTGTTTTATGGGTATGCCACCAGAAACAGTGTGAATGGCACAGGCGAATACCAGATGATTAGCGGCAATAGTGTTTCTGTTGATGCGTGGACGGTTTCAGAAACTACATCAGTCACTATTAAAAACCTGGCTAACATGATTCGCATTTACAGAGTTGATTATGACGGTAATCAGACTACCAGGATTGGAATGGATCAAATTCATAATATTTCCAGTGACCTATCTGATGTGAATATGCCGACTGCTTATGGGTATTATATCAATGATCTTTCCATTGGCATATTTCCAATCCCAAGCGCAGCTAATGAAATCAAAATCTATTATTATCATATTCCAGCAGCCTTATCCAGTGATGCCGATGTTCCGTTACTTGATTCTCGTTACCATGAGTCACTGGTGTATTATGGGTGTTGGAAGGTAGCAGAAAGACTGCGTGACATAAAGTTAATTCCTTATTTTAAAAACGAGTGGAATGAATGGAAAGAAAAGGTTGTATTAGACCGTCAGCGTAGAGCAGGCGAACCAAAAATTACTTTATCATATAAGGATTTCTAATGCCCCGTATGCGTCTTAGGGACTTCTCAGGCGGTTTGGTCACAAATCAGTCTGAATTTGATCTAACAGAAAAGCAATATGTAGAATTTAAAAATTTAGTTAATAAAAGACCTGGGCGGTTAGAAAGACAAAAGCTGGAAACACTCGTCAGTGCCACTACTTCCGGTGATGATGTGCAAACTGAATTGGTTTTATATCGCACAGAAAAAGATAGTGATAATGCAGACATTTCTACTGCTTGGTGGGTCTTAGGAAATAATACAGCATTAGAAAGGTACACTGTATCCGCTGGCACTGGTGGTAGCTGGACTACAATCACAACGGATTGGACGGATGATCCGATATATGATTTTTTGGTTCATAATCAGATTTTAAGAATTTCTGATGGTAGTTTTACAAATACATCCAAGTGGTATGGTCATATTAAAAGGGATATTTTTGGAAAAGATCTCGGTTTATCAGCTTTTGTGCCATATTATTTGTCTCCGCATAACAGAATGACAATCAATCAATGGTTTATTCAGGATACGGCAATCCCCGCGCCTAAGATTGTAAAAATGACAAAGGCACACGATGGTGGAGGTAGTTTAAGTGCAGATAGTGATGTAGGTATTTTTGTGTATGAGCCAAGAGCAAAGTATGATAACGATACTATAGAGAGTGATGAGCATAATGCCTGGGTCAACGCCTTAGACAATGAAACTTTTGATCCGTCCGATAGGTGGACAGTGACTTACTTGTATGATCATGTGCAGGAATCGGAATTAGCGAGAGATGATGATGGGAATATTGGGGTATCTGGATTTGAAGTGGCTACTGGCTCAGATGATGAAGCGGATAGCACTGCTCTGCTCAATGAAGCATTAACTGAAACAGAAGCAGATATCACTTTAGATACTGATAATGGAGCATTATTTCAAGAATACACATATATCAAGGTGGATAGTGAAATAATGTTTATTAAGTCTATTGCAACTGATGTGCTTCATGTCAGGCGCGGTCAATTAAATACAGAACCTAAAGAACACGCAGATAATGCAGACATTTATTATCGCAATTCCCCACAGAAGGGTCGCGCGATTAATATAGTCTTAAATGGTCTTACATCGGACGGTTATCATAACCCAAGAATTACTGGCTTAAATATTTATTGGCAGCCAAAAGGGGATGTGGACTGGTATCTGGTAGAATCACTGGATATTAATAGGGGTTATGCAGACAGCATATTAGCCACTACCCCAGATACTCTTGTTCCAGGCTCAAGTAATATTTCTCCTTATTACGCATCAAATAGTTTTAATGCTGATGCAATGAAGAATTTTGGCTATTGGATGCCATGCCCAAAAAGTGTGGCAACTGAAGATGTGATCAAGCACGTTGATGGCAGTACAACGTATTTTTCATTTTCAGCAACCGCCTGGACGGGTGCAACCAATGATTTTCAAAATACTAATATTGGGAATATAGCTATACTATCCCGTAAAGAGACTAGTGATAGTGATGCTAATAATGTTACTCAGTTCAATAGAATTGGCGCATATTATACGTTGGTCAAAGATACGGGAACCAATGATGAAAAAGTGGCATTTACATCTGGAAATAATATTAACCGTGTCTTTGCAAAGCATATTGCCGCCTATGCCAATGTAGCAAAGCCAAATCGTATCACCACTTATGCAGAAGAGACTTCTAAAGTAACAACATGGTATATCCCCTTTGATGGTTTAAAACTGGCTACCTATAACTCTCTCACTGGCAGAGCTGCTAAAACGAAATTAAGTAATATCAAGTGGAATACATCTGTTGTGGTGAATAATCGCGGGTATTATGCTGATGTAGACACAGTAGATGAGAATGAGCAGACGGCAAGAGAAAAAAACCGAATTTATTTTACAGATCCGTTCCAACTGGATGCGATACTGCCAGGACGATATTTTGATGTGGGGCGCAATGACGGAGATGAGATCATAAAGCTCATGTCTCATCGTGGTAAACTGTTCGTTTTTAAATCAAGGAATACTTATGTCTATAATATCAGGCATCAAATGGAAAAGGTATTTGTAGGTGTTGGTGCAGTGCATAAACACGCAGTATTTGAAACTCCTATTGGTTTGGTGTGTGCTAATAGACAGGCAGTAGTGGCAGTAACCCCTACTTCAGTCAGGGAATTATCATTCAATATCAGGGACACTTACCAGGGGTTAACATTTGAGCAGACTGCGGTAGGGTATGATGGCATAGATAATGAGCTATTGGTCATGCACGATTCTGATGCAACTACAATCTATGTAATGAACCTGGATAACGGAAGCTGGATAGAGCGTTCTATAACCGCTAAATCCAATAGAAGTAATTTTGTAATTAGCAGTGGTTTTCGCGCTCAATATTTGGAAGTTGAATAATGGCTCTGGTAGTAAAGGTAATGGAAGCGAATACTGGCGCAGCCGCATCGGATACAGCGACAATCACTACTAAAACTTTTGATTTTGATGCTCCAGATATCCAAAAACGATTTTCAAAGATCGTGATGGTGTATAAGGCATCATCTGATGTGACTGTTCGTGTGTATCTGGATACTGCTTTTATTTCTAGTGGATCAGCAGACGCTTCTATCAGATTTGATGCTCAAAGCAGTCTTGGTTCAGTAAGTAAAGCATTTTCCAGTGTAGGTAAGACAGCAACCTTTCAGGTAACATCTGATGCCAGTGATTTAGAGATAGACTCTATTGATATTGATTTTCAGCCATTGGGGAGTAATCCATAATGGCTGAAGTCAGTCAAGATCTATTATTTACTGAGTTAGAGTCAAAACAGGACTCTATGCTGCCTTTAAAGCATGGTTTATATGCAAGTGCAGATGGTCAAGATGGCGATACTTGTATTTGTGTATTCAATGGTAAAAAACTTTTTGGCAGTAAAATACAAGGTGAATGGTATTATACAGAGTTGAGCCAATCTTCAAATGCTTTAGTAGATGATGTTGCTGTTGTAAGGCAGAATTTTAGGCAATTTTTAATTGATGATAAAGATTTCATTCTCACCTTAATTGACCTAGGATTAAAGCGAGTCCCAAGACAATATAATATACCTTGGTACACAAGAACCTTCCGAACAGCAGATGATGCTTATAATAAACATATGACAGGTCAGATTACAGCGGGGTTTAGTACGCAAGGGCAAAGCCCATTTGAAGATTTCTTAGATGAAATAGAAGATATCTATATGTTACCGGGGACAATGTTTTGTTTCCCTGTTCCCTTTAAATGTCAAATAAGTAGAATTAGGGCGTATGGAAATAGTACCGCCACGGCTGCAAACACAAAAATAAATATCTATGCTAGAGGGTATTCACCTTCGATTACATCCCCATCAGCAGTCTCAACAGGTGAAACAGCAGGAACAAGTATGTCATCTATAAATACTGGCGATGTTTATTGGGAGTTTAACAATGGATTGGATGTTACAGTCGAGGCAAATGGATGGATTAGAACTTTAATCGAAACTGACCCAGATATAGTATCGGTTGCATCTGGTGACCCTTATATTACACACACATCAGGCATTATTACACTTGAAGAAATATTTTGAAACTTAATAAAAACATAAACTTATATAACACTATAGGAGTTAGTGATGGACAGATATAAAGTTGTAGCAACGAGAGATGGTCAGGGTCATATCACTGGTTATGCGGTTGTTGATAATCAGACAGGTCAACGGGTTAAATCTTGGTCATCCAAGTTTGGCGAAGGTGAAGGCGTTACTCGCGGAAGAAGAATGGAGAACGCAAAAGCCCGTGCGGAAGCCTGGATGGCTTCACAATCAGTGCAAGATCCACTCAAGGATAAAAGAATATCTGAACTTTCAGGTGGAAATGTAAGATATGATGAGGAAACAGGTTTATATTACACAAATGATGGTAAGGCTCACACAGATAGGGATGCAGCAATCGAAGCAGCGAAAGAACTGGAGAGATTGGCTGGGCTGGAGGAAGATGTATCCAAGTTTGAAGAAAGGATAACTGCTGCTGGCAAGCTCAGGGAAGAATTGGCTGAAAATGTTGGCGCACGACAGCAAGGGCAGTTAATGAGTCAGTTAAGACGCTCAATTTTAGCTACAGGTGGTGAACAAGGTCAGGTAGAAGCATTAGTACCACAGATACAGGAAGGAAGTCAACGTAGCCTACAGGATTATATTACTGGCAGTCAAGCAAGAACACATGAGCAGTTAGCGGAGTTTATCCCTACAGAAATTGGTGCTGAGTATAACCAGGCACAGCTTGCTGATGCTATGAGACAGTTTCTAATGAGTGAGGAAACAGAACGCGCTCAGATTCAGGCTGGTATTACTGTACAGCCGGAATGGTGGGAAGGTATGCTGGGTTCTGCTGGTGCTTCAGCAGGGGCAGCAGCAGGCAAAGCTGGTATAGAACTTCTTCTTGCGGAGCTTGCTGGTGGCGGTGCAGCAGCTTCAGATATTCGCGTTAAAGAGAATATCTCCCAGGTTGGAACTTTGGATAATGGATTACCAGTGTATCTCTTCAATTACAAGGGCAGTCAAACTCCGCAGATAGGCTTAATGGCTCAGGATGTGGAACAGGCGAATGAGGAAGCAGTGGTAGAAATTAACGGCATAAAGCACGTCTATTACGCACAGGCGGTGAAATAATGGCTTTCAAGTTCAAGGTCAAGAAAAGACCAAGCATGGGTCAGGCAGTGGCAGCAAGTTTTGCTGCTGGAGCTATGCAAGGCGGACAGATGGCTCTTCAGAATATGATGAAAGAGAGAGAAGAGAAGAAGAAACTGGAAAAGGAGATTCAGAAAGAACTACGAACTAAATCAAATGATATTAGTCGTTTAGCTAATCTTACAGATGACCCAGAGCTTAAAAGTAAACTTCATACAATAGCTATACAGGCATTAAAATATCCAAGTGTTGAAGCGGTAGATGATGCGGTAAATGAGACTGGTATATTCACTGATCCAACTTTAAGTGATATTGGTGCAGACAAATTTGGAGCGATGATACCTAAGCCTGAATTTGAATATAAAGAAGCACGAATAGGCGATCCCAGAACCTATGAATCAGGTGATCAAACGATAACAGAAATATATCAATTAGTAGATGGTAAGCCACAATGGGTGAGAACAGCAACTGCCCCGCGTTTCAAACAAGAAACAGAGAAGAAATACCCTGCATATAATACAATATTAAAAGAGGAAGTTCGGGCAACTGAAGAGGAAATTGAAAGTAATCCTGATCTTATTTATGGCATTAAACCTGATCCCAAAAAACCAACTAAATTTCAAGCATGGAATACTTCAACCAATAAAGAAGTAAGGGCAACTGAAGAGGAAATTGAAACCAGTCGTGGAATCTTAATATATGGCGGACAACCAACCGCAGCAAAAGAAAGAACAAAAGCGAAAGATGGCTCTGGTCTATTGCGCTATATAGATACTGGTGAATTAGTCTTTGAAGGTGATAAGAAAAAACAGGAAGGTGAATATGTGACTGTTGAAAGACCAGATGGCTCAAAAGCAAGAAAATGGTTCACAAAGAGAGAGTTGAAAAGTGGTGTTACCACTCAATTCCCAGATGTACCTGAGCAGGAATATAAAGATGTAACTGTCACGAGAACTGATGGTTCAAAGGTATTGATGCGTGTTCCTGTGGAATCACTTACCCAAGGTATTCAAGTAGCCCCACCAAAACCACCAGGCACGAAAGGTTCATTTAATACTGTAACTGGTGAGTTGCAATGGGTTACTGAAGAAGATATAGCTGCATCAGGCGGAACTCTAACTCCAGTTCAAAACGAGGATATGATGCTTGGGATACCAGAAACCATTGATCAACCAACCGAAGTACCTACATCACCCGCGCAGGATCAGGCAGAAGTAGACAAGCAAAAATTAGATGAAATGAGCGCAACGCAGCTTGATCCTTCTCATCCGTCTTATGTGGCTCCTGATGTGACTTTTGCTGATGTTGCCGCAGGATCAGCGACTATTCAGGTTGGAGATATAATATCCGATCCAGATTTAGGACAAATGAGATTCACTGGCGGTGATCCAACGGATTGGTCAAATTACGATCTTATTGATCTTGAATAATGCCACCTGATAAAAACCAGGTTTTGATTGGTGCTTTTCGCCAGAAAAGACCAGAACTGGCATCAATGGATGACGAGACTGTTTTAAAAATATTACAAAAAAACCGTCCTGAACTATTTGGTCAACAAACACAGCCTGTCAGACCTACCCCAAGTGACAATGAAGTGCAAGCCATAGAGCAGCTTGGTTCAGCTATTGGTAATCATGTAAATCACCCTGCTCCAAAATATCATTTTAGTGCATCAGCAGAACCAGAACCAGTAGAGCAAGATCAGGGGTTTTTTGCTGGGCTACAGGATGCCTGGGGAAAGACAATGGAACGCATCCAGTTTTTTAAAGCTAATCCAGAAAAGGCGCAGAAGATCAAGGGTCAGGCAACAGCATACCAGTTTGAGCCTTTGCTTGCTTATTTAGACCCTAAAGAAAGTGATCCATTAACACGAAGAGTAGCAAAAGAAATGGTAATGCTTACTGCTGCCTTTCCAGTGATGACTATGACGATTGCAGAAGATCCTAAGCATGGAATTTCTCAGATGGGTGAGTTTATGAATGATATGGCTGTTGATTGGCTAAAATTAGTAGATCCAGATAAACGTCAGGAGGGATGGGCTGAGATCAAGCGATCACCATTATTCCATATCGCTTTCTTAAGTGGCGTTAGAAGTGCAAAAAAAGCAGCCAAAGGCAATATAAAACAAATCAAGGCACTGGAGCTTATTGAGAAGGATATAAAAGAGTTCACTGCTGCTGCTGAACAGATGGCAAAAGATAATCCTGCTTTCTTTGAGACTATCCAATCCATGTCCAGAGAGCAAATGAAGAACATGGATTTTAACCAGGCAGTTCAGAAGCAGACAACAACGAAACTACTGCCAGGTAAGATTTCAGCAAAGATAGAAAAGATCAATGCAGAAATGGCTAATCTTAGCTCTACGCTTAAAAAGCAGCAGGAACAGCTCAATAATCCTAATCTTACTGAAACCCAAAAACAGCAAATAGGTAAGTCAATATCAAGGATTGAAGAATTAATAGCAGAGAATAGAGCGAGTGGACAACAGCTTGGCTATGAAGTGCAGGTTGATATTAAACCAGGCAAAACTGTGCAAACCGAGACTGGTGCAAAGGTCACTGTTGAAACACCTGAATATTTTACAAAACGGCAGGAAGGTAAGGCATATAATAAAGCAGAAATAGATCAGTTGTATGAGCAGGCAACAGGGGAAGTGATATTATTACCTGAGTCAAAAGGCGCACATCAGCATTTGCAGGAGTTTTATGAGCAATCCTTTAAGGAAATGGCTGGGCTGAATAATAAAGCGTGGCAGACAGTTAAAAAGAATTTTATTACAAAAGTGACCGATGTTGCTGGTAATGTTAAATCAGCACTAAGAAAGTCAGGTACTCTGGGTGAACAGGCAGCAATATTGCATGATTTGGCACTTGGTTCCAGTGCTAAGTCAGTTATGATATTTGAAGATGCTGCCAAGCGTGTTTTTAATGGCTTGAATAAGCATGAGCGTAAATTATTGGACACAATGATTGAGACTCGCAGAAATATCACTATTAGAGAATATAAACCTGACTATAAGATACCTGGCGGCTATGAAGCAAATGTAGCGTATTTAAACGAGATCAAGAAGTCTGACCCAAGATTATATGAAAAATTGAATCAAAGAGCAGATGTGTTTTTCAGTGAAATGAGTGTAAATCTTAAAGAATTGTATGATAGCGGGTTAATACCGCAGAAAACCTACGATCTTTTAAAAGACAAGGATTACACCCGCAAAGAATTTCTTGATTATATAGACCCTGAAGTTTCTTATGTTAGGAACGGTAAAAAAGTAACAGTTACCAGTAGCGGTTTAAAGAGACTTGAAGAAGGATCAGCGAAAACAGTGAATCTTGATCAAGCTGGCAAGCTATTCAGGAATATCAATATGGTTCAGTCTCGAATTTTTAAAAACAACGCCAATATCGCAATGCGTGATATGATTAGAGATAACCCTAAGAATGGTATTGCGAAAGAATTAAAGCCTGGTGAAAAACCACCTGCGGGTTATGATGTCGTTTCTTACTTTGAAAAGGGTCAGAAAAAAGAATTTTATATGAAGTCTGAACTGGCAAATGAGTGGGTTTTAGCTGATCCAATGATAAGTGCAGAACTGGCAAATACTATTAGCTGGGTATCAGGTAACAAGATATTAAAGTCTATGGCTACTGGATATAACCCTGAATTTGCTCTGGTTAACTTCCCAAGAGATATTGGTTATGTATATCTTACCACCGCAGAATATTCACCGCA